CAAATATATACGGTGCTATAAGTTTGTGTAAATAGTCTATGTTAACATCAGATAACTTATAAAATTCTTTAGGACGTTGGCCAACTTTCTTATAGGATATTTTTTTAAAAAATACATTTAAGAATTCTTGTTTACTCATCCCTATTATCTTATCACTTAGAAAATTCATCTGGTTGTAAATATCCCATTCATTTTTTGTTAACGGTGTGCCATTTAAAATCAATCTATAATCGCTCATTTTAGCAATGCTCATAAGTCTTTTATATCGTTTTGTATCGTCGTTTTTAATAAATATACTTTCATCAGCAACAATGAACAGTTTTTTATTTTCTATTTCTTCAAGTAATTCAATATAAGTTTTATCACTATTAGATAACGTTTCGTATCCTATAATTTTATGATCTATACTAAAATTCCATTTATTTATTTCATCTTGTAGGTTGTCTTTTGTAGAAAACGGACAAAAAAACAAGGCTAAATCACAATCAGTAGTCTTAATTAATTCTAATGCTACTTTTGTTTTCCCAGTACCTTGTTCCATGAACAATGCACCCACTTTTAATTTTTTAAACTTCTCAAATGCTTGTTTTTGATTTTCTGTAAGCATACTAACGCTCCAATTCTGAAATTATTTCTACATCCTTATTAATCTTAACAGGTTCAGTAACTTCTAAATAACTTGTGTCATCTTCTTCTGTAAGTTGATTAAAGCATAATGCTAATTCTTCACCACATATTTCTTTAGTTGTTTTATCATTTTTAAAGATTTTAAATCTAAATTCCTCTGTGTAAGATAGACTTAAGAAATATCCATTTCCTTTTTTCAGCGGTCTAATTAATTTAGATGGATGCCAAAATTTATAATTTTTATAATAAGAACTGTTGGGCAGTTTGATTAAAACCGCCCTGTCAGTTTCATATTCAATGTTTTGTTTATTAAATTGAATTGTTTTCCACATATTACAGATACTCCACTACAGCTTTATCTAATTTGTATCTGATTTTTTCACCGTTAAATTTTTCTAATTTCATATTCCATTTACAACCATCAATTGTAAATTCAATAACCTCATTACCTTGTTTAGATATATAAATTCTTTTATCTTTTGCAATATCTTGAACATATTGAGGCTCATATCTAATATTATATGGTTTAAAACTGTATTCTAGTTTATTATCTTTTACTTCTTCTACTAATTCCCAATCAACTAGAATAGCTTCTAATACTTCTAAAATTGTTTCATCTTTTTGATTTCTATTATCAATTTGATTATTTTCAAAATCAAAACTTTCTTCTAAAAAATCTCCATATATACCGTAAATTCCTGCGTTTGAAAAAGCAAACACTCCAGCAAAGTTTTTAGTATCATAGTTGGCTAGATATCTGTTTATTCTTTTGTGTTTAAGGGCGAAGTTTAATTCGCCCCCGTTTGCTACTGTTTCTTTCATTGTATTTAATATATCTTGTGCTTTCATTTTTATTTCCTCCTCGAGCGTGACATCTTATTTAATTAAGCTACATTGTAAGCAAATGTAACATTTGTGTGTTCTTTTTTAAAACAACTTTTTGGAATCCATTTTTCAAAAAGTCCATATTCAGTAAAGAATGCTATTTTATAAGCTTTCTCAGTTTCTTTAACAATAACTTCATCTTCAATTTTAATTAGTGCTTGACGTTGTTTTGTTGTGAATTCTTTTTCAAAAAACCATTTAGCAACACCGTATCTGTAATTTTCGCTTTCTCTGTCAAAAGCTTTATCTTCAACGCTAGTTCCTAATTTGTAGATAGCACTTGAAATAGCTTGAGTACCAAAGCGTTTTTTATCATACATTTTAACTTGTCTGTAAACTTCTTTTAATGCTAGTTGTAATGCTACTTGGTAGTTTCCAACTTCTTTTACAATTCCTTTTGCAATTTTGTGTGCTGTTGTGAAGATGTGTTTTTTTGTCATTGTCTTGTCCTCCTGTTCCTTACATTTATTATTATACTATACACGCTCGAGCGTGTCAATAGTTTTTTTCAAAAAGATTATAAAAAATAAACCCCACAATTAAGTGGGGTTGTTTGTCATTATGATTTATTCATTTAGTTATTTTTTTCTCCACGTTCCGTGAGTTTCAAATGTCTCTAAATCCATTGAAGCCACATAACGTCTTACACCACTATTTGAGATGTAAGATAACCATTCATATCCATTAGCATTGCAGAACTCCATATAATTGAATTCTTCACCTTTTTCATATGATCCTACAATTTCTGCATCTGTAGATGGTGCATTTCTGATGTTAAGTTTATCTACTCCAACAGTATATACACGAACTTCAGGAAGTGAGATTAAATCTGAATTTTCTTCTACTACTTCGTTATCATCAACTGGGAAATAGAACCAACCTACAATACCATCAAAATTACGTTCCATATAACGTGCTGGGCCACCTACATATAATGCATCTGCATTACCATCAACATTTTGTTCAATAGTTTTCATAGTATATCCATCACTGTCTTCAATTACAATTCCTGTATGTCCATATGGATGTCCATAGATATATGTAGTATCCATTACAAAGACTGCTCCAGCTCGTGGTTTGCTATCTAAGTTTCCTACTTCATTATATTCAACTTTATATCCTAATGCTGCAGCACTATTTAATAGATCAATAGCATTACCCCATAAGGCTTTACCAAAAAATTTCACTGATGAATAGTTAGGCAAATCTACACATTGTGTTCCATATACTCCATCTTGGTCAACACCTATTCCTAGATTTGCTATTCTCTTTGCTTCATTTATAATTTCAATTGTTTTTACCATTATTTATCCTCCGTGTTGTTTATATTATTTGAATTATTATTTCCTACAGTTTGTCTGTAAATTTGATGCACACCAACTGCACCAACTCCAAGTGTTATCGCAGTTGCGTCTTTAAATAGGATAATTCCTATTAAACCTCCTAACACTCCTAGAAAGTTAGGTATCATTTCATTTGGAAAGAATTTTGACTCTTTCAAAAACTTACCTAACATTCCAAGTAATGTTACTATTAAAAATACTAATGCTGGTTTTAAAAATTCTAATTGTTCCATAATTTCACCCCCTTTCTATGGCAATTTTGTCATCCAAGCCTCTTGTGTTGGATATACAATTAAACCCGAATTGATTCCTTTTAACATTTCACTAGTTACATTTGATGTTGTAATGTCATTTAAAATCAGTTTTACTACTCCGTAAGTTTGCTCAAACTTGAATAGTCCTATGCTATCTCCACTCTTTGAATAAGCTGGCACAAGGAAATTCCCCGAAGGTCTGAAGCCTGGTGGAATAATACTTTCTCTTGCGTCAAATTGTTTTGTAGATATAAATCTGATTACTACATTTTCGCCTTCTTGGTAAAAATCGCGTCCTTGTCCACTTTTCAAAGCGTCTAAAGATATAGTTAAATCACTTATAGATGCGTTAACAAAATAATTCTCACGTTGAAATCTAATTCTACCTCCTGTTGTTAGATTAATATTTACTGCCATACTTCCATATAAGACTTTCCAACCAGTATTCCTACCTGGATTTCTTTCCTTATAATAGAAATAATCTCCTAATGATACGTTATTATTTACATAAGTGTCACCAGGATTTGCAATTACTTTCCCCTCAGGTGTACCATTCCCTGTTAAAGGTTTATTGCTAGGTAATATAACGTTATTTCCTCCACTTATACTTAGCGTATTATTGTTAAGTGATAGTGTTTGATTAGGTTTAAGTGTGTTCAATTCACCTTTAGATACAAAATTCATAGCTGTTAAGGTTTCGTTAGTTACAAATTTTGTACTGTCAACCGTTGGTTGACTGTTCCTATTCTCAAGGTTGGTTACACGTTTTGACAATTCGCTATCATTATATGCAGTAGGCACCTCTGTAGTTTTTGCATAACCTATTTTTTTAACTTCCTCCAGAACGCCATTATTTGCCGTTCTGAGCTGTTCCTCTGTAATTAAGCCTTTTATACTAGGAACATCTTTACTTAAAGCGTACGACCTTAATTCTTGCTTCTGGGCGTATCTTTCATCAGCAACTGTAGTTGTTAAGTAATTAGTTAAATCTACTCCGTTAATTTGTAGCTTAGATAATTCATCTCTTAATTGTGATCTTGTTACTAATTCCAGGTCACCAATATTATTAACATGTTTAATCTGTCTGTTAGCTACTTCTCCTTTATCGATTTCAGATAAAACAACATTAAACTTAAATTTAAACACGTCTAATGAATCTGAAACACTATCTAAAAATAGATAACCCAACACTTCCTCACAACGTGCAATTAAATTTGTGTTGAAAGCAACTTTAATAATGTTCCCCTCTATAGTCCCGTTAGCTTCCCATGTAGAAGCGGAATCTATGAAGTTAAATAATACCTTAGCAGTATAATTTGTAAGATCACTTTCATTACTAACAACGAACTCAAAGCCTGCATTGTTTCTATCATGCGAATAGAATTGAATGTTTAAATTCTCTGTGCCACGTCTAGTAGGTGAGTTAGTTAAATTTGTTTTTACTAATTTTTTCATTTAATCACTCCTTACCGTCTAATTCATTTCTCAACTTCTCTAATCGTTTCTTTAAACCAGTTGGAAATGGTACTCCTAAAGCACTTAAATTCTCAATTAAACTTAAACAGTAACTTAGTGTAAAAAATAACAAGAAAGCTGTTGCTATCTCGTTAAAACCTAAATATAGTAGATATGGATATACAGTTATACACATTACACAAACGATAATATGTTCAATAAGTCCTCGTCTATTTATTGTTGAGTTTAGTTTTTTTGTAACAAAAGCCTTTGCAACTCCTGTTACAACATCAAGAAATACCATAAGCGTAAATGCATGAATGTAAACATCATGCACTAAATGGTAGTATCTTTCAGCTAACTCTGGTAATGTAATTTCCATTTTCTCACACCAAAGAACACGCTATTCAGCGTGTTCTGTTCTTTCTTCAACTTTAGGTGCTTCACTTACTGTTGGAGTGACTACCTCTTTAGGTGCTTCACTTACTGTTGGAGTAGATGGAATAGGCGCTTCCTCAATCGCTTTTAATTCAGCTTCTTTTTGCTTGAATTTCTCAACTTCTAACCTAACCATTTCACGTAAGTTTCCAAAGTTAGGAACTTGTTCTAATGTTTCTGCCTCTGTAATAACTAATCTCTTGTGAGTTTGCACTAAATAATCATTTTCTTTAAATTTCATGTGTTTTAAGCTAAATTTCATTTTAATTAACCCCCTCGCTGTGTGATATAGTGTTGCTACTTTCTCCGTTATTTTCATGTTCTTCTTCTCCTTCATCATTTTGTGATAATTGTTCCATAATTGTTTGTACTACTTTTGTTAATGCTTGGTCTAACTGTAATTTAGTTATATATCTGTTGTTATCATCTTCTAACTGTTCTTTATTTTCAGTGCGCTCAAAAGTAATTTCTTTATACTTAGTTGGTTCAGCACTTGGCACCCACTCAGTAACGCTTGTATGTTCAGCGATAACTTCGTATAGTTTTCCATCAAATTTAAACTTATCACCTACTGAATAATCCGTGTTAACTTCGTAAGAATCAAAAGCATTGATAATTTTATCTTTATTTGTTGTGATTGTTTTAGGGTCTAGCACGTCTAAAAGTAACGTCATTAGTACTTTATCATTACCTTTATTTACCTTAGCGAAAAACTTAGTTAATGCTTTTTCACGCTCTGCAACGTCTTCTTTATTACCTGCTAAAATACCCACTTGTCTATTTAAGTTAGCATACTCAGCAACTAGTGCTGGAGTTGCTTCTCCTGTGTACATTTGAACTGCGATTTGCTTTCTGATTTCTTCAAGAATTTCTGCGTCATTTGCAGTTGCAAATTTACCTGGCAGTTCAACATTACCATTGAAATATATACCGCCTGTATTCATATTAAAATATACGTTTACACTCTTGTATCCTCCTGCGGTTGGGTTAGGTTGTTTAACTGAAATTTCTAAAGCCATATTATTCTACCTCCTCGTGTTTTGGTTCTTTTAGTTCTTTTAATTCCTTTTCTTTAGCTTCTAGCTCTGTAATTAACTTATTGTAAGCTACTCTATAATTAGCTAACTCTATTGTTTTTTGACTTAATTCTTGTGCTATTAAGTCGATTGGTTGTAATTGATTATCCATTTGTTATTTCCTCCTGTTTTATAATCCTATATCTTTATAATTAAATGTGTTATATGAATAATTTTTTGAAGTTTCTTTATTATTATGTAGCAGTTCTATATTCCATAAAATATTTGCTAGTACATCTCTAAGAGAATACTTTGCTCCACTTTTTGACCCGATATATAAATCTGCTCTAACCGTGTTAATAGGAATAATCTTAGACTCTAAGACATTAATAAAGAATCCATTGTTTTCATTAACTCCTCCACTCATATCTATCGTATCAGCTAAAAAACTCACTTTATCTGTACGTGGGAATACTCGCATACCAACAAAACTACTATTATTAGGGTTAAATGAATTATTTCTATTTCCTCCTAACACAACACTTGACTCTGTATAAGTTGTATCATTTACAAAATTTAAAAATGCTGTTTGTCCATTGAAACGTCTAAATAAAACATTTCCACTTTCTTTAAACTCAATAGAAGCATTAGATTTTAATATCATAGAATTATAGTTTAAATCCCACTTCATATTTCCATTCTTAGACTGAATATAATCTCCTGTAGCCTTTGTAAAATCAAAATTTATAGCATTTAATTTATTAATGAAAGCCTGTTGTGCCCATAATTTATTAATAAAAGCCTTATGAGCAATAAACTCATCAATCATGGCATCATCAACCAGTAAATTTCCAACCTTTACTGCCTTAGCAGCAATAATTTCTGAAGTAATACTTCCTGCCTTGTGGTGTCCAGTTTCTAATGTGCCTGTTTTAATTTGTCGTCCCTCGATTGAACCATCAACGATTAATTCAGCACTTTTCTTTTTAATCACATTGATTTTTTTTAGGTTGTAAGTTGTGAAATCACTCCATGCTGTTTGGTGAATGATAAGCTCTATAAAATCTATCTCTTTATTTTCATCTGGAATTTTCACTGTTGCTGAGCAGTTTTTTGCATCGTAACCACTAGCTGGATATAAAATTTCAGTAAACCAATTATGAGTATTATTCTTATAAGCAACGTGCACCATAGCTTTTAAATCTTTGTAAGTATTAGAAGAAAGTAACACTTGTTCTGCTTCTACGTTGAAATAATATTCATCACCTGCTTTATTATTATCTGAAATTCTATTCAAATATAAATCACGTGTTTTAAAAGTTACATCGCCTCTTAAATTAACGTTTGCTAGATTTTCGTTTGCTGGAGTAATTATTAGCTTATCTGTGATAGCTTGAATACTTTCTGGACTAACAGATAGCATACTTGCAAGATTTCTTCCATCGAAAACTTTGTTTGAACCAAAGTCAATCTTATCAGCACCTACTCTAAGTTGTGAATGTTTAACAGTATCATTCAATCCACTACTTACAGTATTTAATGTTTCTGTAGCAGTTTGTTTCCACGTGTTTAACTCATTAACATTTGTTTCTACGTCTTCGGGAGCTGGTGTCCAGTCAGTAGCAACATTTCCTATTTCTAATTTAGGTAAACGTATATAAATTTTATCTCCATTGTTGAAATTAATAGTAGGGTCGTAAAATACAAATGCATAATAATTAGTAAATTTATTTATAAATGTATGAGATATTCTACTCCAGTTAGTCGTTATATCAATCCTTCTTTGTCCGTTACTTTGAAAACCTACGTTATTTAAAGTAATATTTCTACTAGCTTTAATATCAATCGACCATGTTAACGTCTCGTTTTGGAATTGAGTTTTAATTAAATCAGTTAAATTAAACCAAAAACCAGTTTCATCACTACCACCTTTTTTTGTAAGAATAATAGTATCTCCTTCAACTGTTTCATCCCATTTATTACTACCAAAATGTGGTTTATCTTTTAAATTTTTACTATCGGTAATATAATTCCTACCACCTAAACTAGTTGGAATACTATTTCTAACATTACTGATTTCACGACTAAAACTATTAGCTGTTTCTTGCACTTTGTTTTCAACTACAGAAGTTGTTGCATAACCCTTTTCATTAACCCAACTTTCAATGCTACGTCTTGCAGCAGTGAGTTGATTAGCTGTGTTATTTTGTGCCCAAATTTGCATGTTAGCAACTCTTACTCCGTCTTGATTCTTGTAGGTCTCTAACGCTGATAGTTGGTTGGTAATACCTCTAGCACTTTCTGTAAACTTACTACTAAATTCTGTGTTCTTAACAAAACCTTTATTATCAATGATTTTATTAATTTCAGTTCTTTCACGGCTTAATTGATTAGCTGTATCTCTCTGAACCCACTGCTTCAATGTTTCAGTTCTACTTCCATCTTGATTTTTGTATTCTTCAAGTGAACTAACTTTAGTTGTTAAGCCGTCTACACCTTTAGTAAATTCAGCCTTAACAGCACTCAAACTATCTTCATTTTTCTTTTTAACAGCAGTAAATTCTCTAGTAATGCTAGTTTCAAGTTCTGTAACCTTGCTAGTAGCACCGTTAACCAACCCTCTAAGTTCTCTAACTGTTTCATTGTTAGAAATATCTTGAATGTTGTTTACTCTATCAGTTAAGGCTTGTATTTGCTTAGTAGCTTCAACTCTATTCTTGCTTATCTCTAAGTTTGTAGCTTGGAATTGTCTGTTGTAGTTTTCAACTGTTGATGATACTTGGTTTCTAATAGGTGCTAGTTTTTTCTCTAGATCTTCATCAATCTTAGCTATTATTACTTCACTTGATGCCTTAGCTTTCTCAAATCCATCTTCAATCTTTTTATTGATTTCATCTGTATTTTTCTTAAATAGCTTATCATAGTTTTCACTACGTTCTTTGACTTTTCGTTCTATATCCATAGTGATTATATCTGTATATGCGTTAGCTTTAGCTATCGCTCCACTACTAGCATTTGATACTTCTGAACCTAATCGACCTTCTTTTTCACCTAGAATAAACTCTTTCCATTTTTTTAGCATTGGATCATAGTGAGTTTCAACTACTCTTATTCTCTCGTCTACACCATATTTTAAATATTTTAAAATTACAGTGTCACCACGATTGATATCTTCTGATAACTGTTCATAAGTAACTTTGATAGAGTTTTTTGGCTTGTCGATATTTTGTTTTGTAAAATATTCCATGGCCCATTCTTCTAACTCTTCAGCAGTTCTTAAATCGTTGTTGGATACTGCTATTTCATTGATGAATGGATAATCATTAATCAACGGACTTTCTACAATTAGATTAATTGTAATTTCTTCATCTAATGCATCTAGTTCTTCTTTTTGTTGTGCTTTTAATGATTCAATTTCAGCTTTCTTTCTATCAGCTATCGCTTGACTTTCAGCTTTTCTTTGTTGAGATTTTCTCTCTCTTGCCTGATATTTAGCATTTACTTCTGATTCAATTTGAGAATATGATTTAATTACTTTACCACTACGCTTTACTTTCTTGTTATTCTTAGCAAGTTCTTTAGCGTATCTTTTAGCTATTTCATCTTTCATTTGTTGAGCTTTTTTAACAGCATTTCTACCTTGTGAGTATTCTTTTTGAGATTCTCTCAAGGCTTTTAATTGTTGTCTGTGCTGTTCTCGTAAATCCTTTTTATCGTACTTATCACCAACTTTAAAAGTTGAACTAGCATAAATTCTAGTAACAATTTCATCAGAATTACTAGTATTAACAAATTCACTTATATTTTTAGCTGTAGTTAATACTTCTTCAGTATCTCTTCCTAAACGTTCTAATAAGCTAATTTGTTTATCATGCATATCAATATCTGCAGAATAAGTATCAGCAATTCCTCCTAATAATTCAAATGATGTTCTAAGTTTATTATCAGTATCATCATTATGTGATACAAATGAATTAATAGCATTTATATCTGAATAATATGAGAAATCTTTCTCACTAGATAAAAAGTTTGAATACCATTCATCAAGTACTGACATACAGTTTACACGAAGTCTTCCGAAGTTATTCACTAACCTTTTACTAAAATCATAGTTCTTTTGATAAGCAGTTACAGTAATACATTTATCATTTTCAGATATATCAATATCCTTAATTCTAAATAAGTTTGTTCTGTCATGCTCATCAGCTTTTACAATCATACCCTTTTCAATGAATGAATATAGATCGTTATCAACAGTTGGATATTTGAATGTTAATTTATACATTGTATTCAACACCCAGTGAATGTCCGAATCGTAAGCATTATTCAACACTATTCCGTTATAAGTAAAATCCGTTTCAAATTCATCATATAACCATAACATTAAACGAACGCCCCCCATCTACACTCTATTTCCAACCTAGTAATTCCATTTCCTAGAACAATTCCACTCACTCCTGGTTTAATCTCAAAGAACGCTCCTAGCATTACACTATTTAATAGATTTCCGTTCTTATCATATACATTTTGTTCACCTTGTTTACATTCAATAACTAACTTTTCAGATAGTTGTTTTAATCTGACTACCTGATTACCTATGGTTAATGATGTGCCATTTGTTGAATTTCCATATAGAGTAATTTTAGGATACATTATTACATTAGTTTCATTGTTGATAACTCCGTTACTTGTGTATGTCTTAATATCAGATGCAATGCTATATGAGAATGGATTACAAGTGAATACTACATCTATTTCATATTCATCTACTTCACCTAGTCTAGCTCTTACTGCAGATACTGTTAATACCTCATAATATCTGCCAGGATTATCAGAGGCTATTAATTTACCACTACCTTCTAACCACACTAATAATTCATTGATTTGGTTTAATTTTACATTATGGATTAATAGCTTATATGATTTTTCTACAAGCTCATAAGCTGTAGAAGTTCTTACAATTCCTCCTGACATATCATCAGATGTAAATATTTTGTCTTTTCTTTTCCCTTTATTGATTCCATCATTTTCCATTACAAAAATTTCAAAGGGAAAATCGGCGGTAGACTTCCCTTTGAAGATTAATTCATTATAATGTAACGACATTTCTACCACCTCCAAAACTCATATTTTTGTATTCTTTCATAGATCTCACTAGTTTTTGTTCAATCTCTTTTACTAATGTATCAATGTCTTCTTTGTTGTTTATATTATTACCTGTCACGTTGATGGTAATATTAACATTAGGATTATTAGCTCCATATTGTTCTGCTAATGTTCCGCTTATTCCTTTAATTTTCTCTCTTGTAGATAACGGTGTAATATTCACACCACTTCTTGTCACTTGGAATAACTCTGGACCAGCTTCACCTACGATACCTTGATATCTTGGTGGTAAACTTTGAGTAGTTCCTATCATACCACCATTAGCAAACATATCTATATTCCCACCATGAGCATATAAATCAATTTTTCCACCTGTAGCAAACAATCCTAATTTTTGAAGCAATTGGATAGGTCCACTAGCTGCTACTGAAATAACAGTTTGCCAAAATTGAGGAATACTCCTTACTGCCCAAGAAGCACTATTAGCTTTGTTCGTGATATTATCATTAGCTTCTAATTGCTTTGTAGGTGTAGGTGTAGCATTAAATCTATCTACTGAAGCTTTCGCTGTGTCAGTAAATGGTGTCGCATTACCTTGAGCCATAATACTTTTAGTACCTGGATTAGTTGCTGCAAATACATTTAAACTATTTGTTGCATCTTGTGTAAATGGACTAGCATTTCCGCTAGCTGATAAATTCTTATCAACAGGATTTGTTCCGTTAAATAAATCTAACTTCCCTTGTGCATCTGAAATAGGTTGACTAGCATTATCATTTGCTTTTAGATTTTTTTCATTAACAGGCTGTGCATTATAATCTAAAACCTTTTTAAATACATTATCTATACTTGCACTTCCCTCATCTCTTAACATAATAGATTTAGGTGGCAAACTAGCATTTTTAAATGTATCTATTTTCCCATTGATGTTATCTAATGGTAAGCTTGCTTTATCTACAATCTCAACATTTTTAGGATGTATTCCTTTCTTATCCAACCATTCTAAATCTTCTTTAGTCATCTTAATAGTACGGCCTTGACTTTCAGCAATAGTTATTGCTTTCATTATGTCTGGTAATGCAATAAGTCGTTCATAATCACTTTTAAAATTAAACACAAGATCATGACCTTCAAATTTAATTCCTATTGATTTAATATCAGAGTGACTAGTCCAGTTATTTAAAATACTGTTAACTTCCTGAATTTTAGATTCAATAGAACCTAAATTATTAATGTATTCTTCTTTAGTATCAGTAATCAATCCAATTTGTTTTAATGCTGCAATTTTAGCGGCTAAGGCTGTTTCTTCCATTCCTTTTTTCAGAAGGTCTTGAGCTTCTTTACTAGATGTTGCGGCCTCTACAGCACTTTTACCTAATCTTTTATAGAGATTCTCTATTTCATTCATCTCTTGAGTTGTTAAACTTCTATGATCTTTTGCAGCATTAGATAGAATTTCTTTAATTCTTCCCTGTGCTTCTTTTGCTGAATTAATTTGAGTATCAAAGGTTTGTTTTACAACCTCTGCTTGTTTTTTATACTCTGCTTCCTCAATTATTCCCTGTGCTTTAAGTGCATTCAATCTATCCATTTCAGCTTTTCTACGTTTTTCAATACCTTCAACAGTAGATAATGTTAAATCATTAATAGTCTTAATTTGTGCCATTGCATAATCTGCTGTAATAGTTTTATTCTCTAGATAGCTTGATTGAATACTTGATAATGAATTACCTAACATAATTCCATAGTTTCTAAACTTAGCTTCAATCTCATTCACATCTTCATCACTTAAAGACAAATTCTCTTTTAGTTTCTTTCTGATTTCTCCATCAGATGAATACCAACTACCTTCTTTAAAGTTCTTATCAAGACTTTCCATGATTGAGGTGTTAGCTTTTTTAATCTTTTCAGTTTCCTCTACTATGGCTTTACTATTATTTTGAACATCACCTTTTAATCTATCGATTGCACTTCCAGATTGTGTTGCACCTTTAATCACTTGATCATACCATTCTTTGTATTTTCCATTAGTTTGTTCAACGGAAGCTTCATGATTTCTACTGTCTTTTGTCATTTCACGATATATTCCATATCCTAATCCGACAAAAGCAGCTCCAATTAATGCAGCTCCTGCAACATATGGATTAGTTAACATAGAAGCCATACTTCCAGTAGTTGCTGCCTTAGTTCCTACTCCAGCAATTTCAGTACCTAATTTGGCAACATCAGCTACTGCCTTACCAGTTCGGATTTTACCTAACCATTGAATTAGAGTACCTATACTCTTAACTCCTGCACCTGCACCAGTTGTTAGTCTTCCTAGAACAGATAAGAATGGGCCCATACCTAACACGGCTAATTGGACAGTTGGTGGCAATTTACTAAACCATAACATCATATCACCTAATGTTTTCACTACAGGTTTAGAATGTTGTAATACTTCTGCCAATCTCGGTAATAACTGTGCTCCCATTTCAATGGCCATTTTTTGAATTTCATTCTTAGCCATTTGAATTTTACTCGCACTTGTTTGGTATCTGATGCTTGCTTCTTTAGTTAAGGCAGTATTTTCTTTCCAACCTTTATTTGCAATTTCTAAGGCTTTACCTAATCCACTATCACCATCTAATGCTCCAGAAAGTCTCTTCATAGCATCAGCTTCACGAATACCTGTTACACCTAATGATGCCAGTACATCGTTAACATTGCCTCCACTTTCTTTTACATTCTTAAGACCTTTAAGAACTAATCCAAGTGCCTCTACAGGTCTATTATTAAATGCATTAGCAAATTCACTAGCACTAACTCCAGCGGCTTTAGCAAACTTACCTAAGTTTTCTCCACCAGACATTACTGCGTTTTGCATTTTTGTCATAACCTGTGTCATTGCACTACCACCAGCTTCTGCTTCAATACCAACAGTACTCATTGCAGCCGCTAATCCTAATACATCAGCCTCTGACATATTAGTTTGTTTACCCATCCCAGAAAGTCGTTGTGACATTTCTACAATAGATTTTTCATTAGTGGCAAAGTTATTACCTAATTCTACTAATGTAGAACCTAGATTTCTAATACTACCTTGACTTGTTCCCATTACAGCCATGAATTGAGCTAAACTTGCTGCACCTTCTTCACTACTTAAGTTTGTAGTAGCTCCTAAATCTGCAATAGTCTTTGTGAAATCAACTATGTTTTCAGTTTTAATACCTAACTGCCCAGCTACTTCACCTATTCTAGCTAATTCATTTGCACTAACAGGGATCTCTGTAGAAAGATTTAAGAAACTCTGTCTAATCTTATCTAATTGCTGTGGTGTTGCATCTACAGTCTTAACTACTCCAGCAAAATCACTTTCGAAATTGATTGCACTTCTAGCGGCCAATAACATTCCAGATGATATCCCTGCAGTAGCTCTCGTTAAACCGTCACCAACTCCCGACATTTTCTGTCCTAGAACTTGTGCCCTAGTACCAACATCATTAAATCTTTGAGCAGTGTCAGCTAACCTACCACCACTATTTCTAAATGCAGAGTGAGTTTTCTCAACTGCATCTCTTAATTTAAAATAGCTTGTTTCAGCGTTAGCTATTTTAGTTGGTAATGCTCCTAATTCTTTCTGTTGAGTACTTAATGTACTATTTAAGCCTTTAATTTGCGTTTCAAGGCTCTTGACTTCCTGTTCAGTCTTCTTATATGCTTTGCTTGTGTTTGCTACTGTTTCTTTATATTTTTGAACAGCAGCACTACTCTTACCATAAGTGCTTTCTAAGTGTTTTAAATGCTCTTTTTGACTTTGTAACAACGTTCCATTTGTCTTTAAAACTGATTGTTTTTGTCTGAAAGCATTCGATAACTTTTCAATCTCTTTAGGTATTTCACTAGTAGATTTTTTTAAAGCATCATATTTATCTTTTAAATTATTAACATTACTTGCTGATTGCTTCATTTGAGTAGTTAGTCCACTCATCTTTGCCTTGTAGATATCGTATGCTTTCGCACCACTACCTAATGAAGCTATATTTCTTCTAGCTTCTGCTTGAAGTTGTCGTAAGGCATTTTCACCTTGCTTAATAGCAGAGATAAAAGACCCTACACCTTCTGCAGTCAGTATGACACCGACTTTATCCATGTAATTTGCCATTTTTACCTCCTACAGTACATTACTTATGTTAGTAACTCGCATGCCTTCTTCTTCAGAATCATCTATTGTATAATTTTCTTTAATATATCTATTTATCATGTAAATAATATAGTCGAATGAATAATCATACATAAATTCATCCTTAGTCATGTTGAACCAAGTTCTACACTTATAAAATAAATCATCCCAATCTATTATTTCTTGTGTCTCTTCTTGGCTTTCTTCGGATTCCTGCTCACTACTTTTGGTTGTGTAGGAACTAGGTCTTCTACCTGTTCTTCTAAAAAACTCTTTCCCATTTCGCTATCATCAGTAATTCCTAACATTTGAAGTAATGTTGCTGTTTGGTCTCCATACATAGCTTCTTGATATTTTATAAGAAATACTTCCAAGTCAGTATCAGTAACATTTTCTAAAACTTCCTCAAGTGTTGTTTTTAACTTATTAGCATTCAAAATTGATACTAAAAACTTAGCAATTGCTATACTTTTTTCTTTAGTAATAACATCTACCCAATCACCTTGTTTAATGCCAAAGTCTGCTTCTAAATGTAACCAAACTGCTAAATTACATCTTAATTCAACTTCATACCCAAGAATATCTGTTTTAAAAGTCTCTATATTTTTTTTAAAAATACTCATTTAATACCTCCAAAAAAGAGCCAACTTATGTCGGCTCTTTAATCTTATTTATTATCCTCTAGGGACTACTGTAGAATCTGTTTGACCGTCTTTAATACATGCTTTTAAAGTTTCTGCATCATAGAAACCATTTAATAATAATTTCTCACGATCATATAAATTAGTCGTACGTAAGTCGATTTTAGAGTATACTTTTTTATTTCCAATTACTGGGAATGCCTCAATAGTAACCTGTGCAATATTTTCTTTCTTCTCATCAGTTTCAGTTTCTGCATTGAAATCTGGGTGTTTTAATTGACAGTATGGGAAGTTGTAAATAATTTCTCCGCCATTTTCATCTGTAACAAGGAATGACCATCTGAAATATTTATACTTCGGACTATCTCCTTGAACATATACACCATCTGCAAGTTTAATCATTCCACTCATTTCTTCTACGAAACCTTCTGGGAAGAATCCAATATCTACAGTCATCTCTGCACTTGAGAATTTAACAATGTCACGTGATTTAATGTTTGATAAATATACTGTTTTATTTTTTGTCTGCCCTTTAAATGCTACTTTATCTATTGCAAATACTTCGTATACCTTATCTTCATATGTTAATCCACTTTCACTAGTTGGTTCTGTCTTTACTTTTTGTAAATAACCAGCACCAATACCTGTCATTAACGCTCTTTCTACTCTCTCTTTAGTTACTGTCATTTCAGTTCCTCCTATTTATTTAATAATTTATCTTTAACTTTCTTAGCAAATGAATCTTTATGTTGTAATGCTGCAGGTCTAATATGTGGCTTAGGAGCAACATATTTTCTACTGCCTTTTTTATATCTTCTTGCACGCTTACCACGTCTCTCTCTACTAGTAGCTTTAGAAAAACCAGCATGAAATCCTACTTCATGGAAATATAAATGTAGATTGGGCCTACCTGCCCAACCTACTGTACTTTCATATAGTGCATGTTTTGCGATAATCCCCTCAACACCAGCACCAGTTACTTTTAAACCTTTGCTAGTGGCGATTTTTCTCGCATCATCTTTAATTTCTTCTGCTTCTTTTTCTACTATGCTATTAATAGCTTTAGCATTACTGCTAATCTTGTTTAACTTAGCAATTGCTCCACTAAAACCAAACTCTTTTGTCATGAGTAAATCTCCAGGTAATACATGAATTGATTTTCTTTTTTATCAGCATTCACATCAATTACTTCTTGCCAAGAACCAGTATTTAATTTTGTGTTATCCTCTAATGAGTTTTGTATTTTTTGTAAAATTTCTGAACTGTCTAAATCATGTGGCACTAAATCATAGAAATTTAATTGATATACATGGTGTTTAATTTTCTTTTTGTTAGAAAGTCTTTTTTCAGTTGTATTTACGTGAAAATATACTATTTTTGGGAAATCTGTCTCTTCACTAAATCCATATGAATATGGAATATTCAATTCCATATCAGTTATGGTTTGAAATATTAATTCCTTAATGGTCATTTCTAATCACCTCTACCAACGATAATTCAGTTTCATTTTTCACATGATTATGATAAATTCTTGAAATAACATAAGATTTATTTTTTATAATCACATAAAGATCGCTTAACAAATAGTCATTAATATTGTGAAACAACCTAATAGCAATCCTTGTAGAAACTTCTGTATCTACCTGTAAAGATTGATACTTTTCATTAGCTGTTACACCTAAATATCTGAACCAAAACTTTCTGATTTCCTCTTCAGTTTTATCAGATAATTTAGTATTAAATTTATCTTTTGTATGAGTATATTTAATAAACCTTACTATTCCATCATTGTAAGATTGACTAATCTTGTTTTGCTTCATCAGTTTCTTCTACAGGAGCTTTCTTAACTTCTTCTTTAGTTTCTGTTTCTGCAGCTTCTACAGGAGCTTCCTTAACTTCTTCTTTAGTTTCTGTTTCTGCAGCTTCTACTGGTGCTGTTTCTTCTTCAACTAACTCTAAGAACTCTCCACCATAAATTGATAGATTTTTCTTGAATTCATCATATCTTGCTTTTGTAATTTCCAAAACGTCACCTGGTTTATAAACTGTACCTGTATATAAATCTTCAAATACTTGTAATGCTTTTACTTTAACCATTTTATCTGTACCTCTCTTTTTCAATTCTTATTAATAGACTTGACATCTCACCTAAAAAATTAGTGTCAAAATATTCTAATTTATCATTGTATTCATACCTTGCTCTCTCAAACACTAATGATTTTCCTTGCTCATTATTATCAATATCAAAGAAACCACATTTTTCACAAAGAATTTCATAAGAAAAAGACAACAACCTCTTTAGATTGTCGTCCTCATCATCATGAAGTATATGTAATTTATCTTTGAATTGTTTTAATAAATCATCTGAAATATCAAACATAAAACTATCCTAATGGCACTGCCATTGCTAAATCTTTAGTAAATGTTAATTTAACTACTGCTTCTTTGTCTACAGATTTAACATCAAATCTAGTAATTAAACGTGTGTCGTATGAATTACGTGTGAATGCTTTACCACCAACATCTGTAGATAGAATTTCTAAACCATTTAGTGAATATAATCGTACTGCTTCACGTAAATCACCTACATATAATGGGAATGAACCGTCTGTTTCTTTAGGGAAATGTGTATCTGGTAATACAACTACTTCTTTTCCTGATAATAAACGTTTAGTTGGTTCATTTACCACTGGTTGAAGTAGATAATTATTATTTTTATCTTTTAATGTATCTAAAATATTAAATCCACTTTGATTAGTGATAAATTTAGTATTAGCTAGGAAGACTGGATCTAATGTAACGTTCATAGCTGTTTTAATTTCGTCAACCTTAGTAATAGCTTTTTTCTCAAGTGAATTTAATACTTCTAAAATTTCTTTATTTTCAGTAACAACTTGTTTTCTCGTGAACCATTTAGCTAGATAAGCTAATAAGTTTTCTGGAGTGTCTTGTAATAAGAATCTTGATACTGGTAAAATACCTCCATAATTTTTTACTTGATAAGAAATTTTTTCAAAAGTTGAACCAACAATTTCTTCAATTTCTGTCAGTTCAGTAATATTAGTTAATGGAGTAAGCTGACTTGTTTTTTCATATACTTCACTACCTGATGGGACAACTACGTTACGAACATCTACATAATCTCTTAATGATATAAATGAACGTCTATATTCATTAATTTTTGTTTGAACATCTGCAGGAACTAAATATCCACCATTCTCATCTGTTGATTCTTTTAATGGCCCAGCAGCATCTACTATACCAGTCTTAATATATTTTTGTAATGCTTGTACTCCAGTTTCTACTTTATTTTCAACTGTCATATCAACTGCTTTATCATCATGTTTTAAACTATTTAAATTTTGAATAAGATCAATTTCAGTTGTTAAATTTTTAATTTCTGCAACTAAAGAATTAGCTAATTCTTTATCACCATTATTAATTGCTGTTTCTGCAGCTTCTACTTTTTCTGCTTTTAATTGTAATAACTCTCTTAATTTTTTATTATTCATTATTGAACCTCCAAAAATTCTAAATATTGCTTTGCTCGTTCCGTTTGAAATTCATAATTATCTTTAATTAATTCTTTAGGAACATTTTTAAATTTATGTGCTTGTTCTTTAGTTAAACAAGCTGCCATTTTTACTGGCTCTGCTATTTCATCACATAATCCCAGCTCAAAACATTCATCAGCATTTAACCAACTTTCTTTATCCATTAAATCTCTGATTTCATCTTCTGTAGTCTTATCTTTAGCTTTAGCTAAATAAGTATTAACTATACTGTCATTAATATGATCTAAATCATCTGCCATCTTTCTTAAATCATTTGCATTTCCATACATTCCAGTCCATGCATTATGAATCATCATCATGGCATTTCTTGGCATAACTACCTTGTCAGCTCCCATTGCAATTACAGTTGCAATTGAAGCTGCTAAACCATCAACATATGCTGTCACATATGCTTTATTGTGTCTTATTAAGCTATGAATGGCTTGTCCATCAAACACATCTCCTCCATTTGAATTAATATGTAAGTCAATGTATTTAACATCACCTAATGCATTTAACTCTTCAGCAAATAGTTGTGCTGAAGACTTATCTTCCCACCAGTCATAACCGATATCTGAATAGATATAAATTTCCGCCTTATCTTCATTTAAGGCTTTCATCTTCCAATTGTTCATTACCTCTTGCTCCTGCTTTCCACATTTGATATTCTTTGATAGTATCGATAGGAGCATAGTTTAATGACATAAATCTCATATCACCATACTCATTATCAATTGTCGACATATCCTCTGAACGTAATATATCGTTGATTGTATAAACTCCAACATGTTGCATTTTTTCATAAAATTCTGCTCGTGATTTTTGGTCTGCTCTTAATTCAGCTTCCATATTGAACTTGAAATAATAGCCTCTTTTTCTATCTAAATCTGTTAGAATTTTAGTATTTAATTCAGCCTCTATATTTGTTACGTATGGCAACATAACATTTTTTACATAGTCCATTGATTGTGATAAAGCGTTAGAATGGGTTAATCCACTGTAATCACCATATTTATATGGTGGCACTTTAAAAATACTAGCAATTTCTGCTTTGTTGTATTTCATAGTTTGGATAAACTGTGCATCAGATTGTGGAATTCCAACACTTTGATAATCAATATCTGGATTCAGAATAGCTACATTATTATTCTCAAGATGCTTTTTCCATGATTCAGCAACTGTTTCTTTATTTTCAGCTGTCAATGGTGTTCTTGTAGATTTCAATATAGCTAATGGAATACCCTCTCTTTTAAATAGGTTAGATGCCATTTCTCGTCCTTTTTGGTTTCCTTGAATACTTTCTCTCAACACTTGAACAGGAGAACGTCCTATCAAGCCATTAATAGATAAATTTTTAAAATGTAGTAATTCATCACTATTTAAAATTACTTGTTTGCCTTTATACGTTGTTCTATAGGTTACTGTGTTAGTTTCAGCATGATATAGTACGCTTGTAACTCTAGGATCTAACGGAACAATCTCCTTTACTTGACCATTTCTTCCAATTTCTAAATAATGATAGCTATTTCCCCACAGATTTAACTGTGTCATTACTAAATGTTTCCATTCAAAGCTAGTCATATTTTTGTTTGGTTGGTCTTTTAACAAGCTATACACACTATGATTTTTTGCTTTCTCTACAGTTCCTTTATTGTCATAAAGTAAATTCAATGGATACTTTGCTAAATCATCAGCTAAAACCTTTACTGAACTATAAACTTCTGAAGTACTAATAGCACTTTCTTCTGTCACATTGTTTCCTCGATTATTAAATAAATTGAGAAACCAATCAGCAGGATTTCTTAAATCACTTTCCACTTCACTACCTGTTGGTGTCTTATTTCTAAATATCATCCTCATTTCTCACCTCCTTCCTAAGTATCTAAATTAGTATCTAAAACATAAGTACATAGCATTAGAACCACTCCCAACACTACAAATCCTAATGTTTTACATAATAAAAAGCCTGCGTACACAAATGATACGAGGCTCAAAAGGAATAAAATTCCTATTAATATTCTTATTAACTTTTTCATTAGAAACTAAACGCTCCTTTACTTATTTCTTCATTTAGATCATATCCGATATTATCGCTGTACATAGCACGAGTAAAAGCGAAAATACCAGCAGCAGCCATATCTATCCTATCGGTAGACTTTTTCTTATCTAACATGATATTATCCTGTGCATCAGCTTTTGTTACTGCATTTCCTAAACACCAAGTTAAAGCTTTATTTCCATCATGATGTATTTTTTGCTCATAGACACATTCTCTAAAGTGTTTTGTAGGTTCATTAAGAGTTAAAACACCTTGTCTAACTTCTATCATTAAGTATCCTAGTTTCTCCATTGATTGTGCCCATTGAGTTGCATTATAGGGGTCATAACATACTTCTTGAATACTATACTTACTTCTTAAGCTTTCTATATAGTCAATAACGAAATCATAATCAATAACTTCTCCTGGAGTGGTTGTTATCCAACCTTCATCTACCCAAAGACTATAGTTTACTCTATCAGTATTCATTCTTTGTTGTAGCATTTCCTCTGGCATAAATCCTTTACTTCTAACTGCATACTTACCTTCACCAAGTACAAATATTGAAGTTACTGCAGTTAAGTCTAATCTTTTTGATAAATCGACACCAACAAAGCAAGGTTTACCCTCTAATTCATCATCAGGTGCTTCACACAGCTTCCACTTCTCCATATCCATATATTTATTTTCTGGAGCATTTACCCAAATATTCATATTCTTAGTAAGAAACTTAGTCATAGTATCAGGTTTATCAATTGCTTCTTTCAACCTATCTCTTAAGAATTTCATACCCTCATCATAGCTTGCAAGAATAGGATTAGCTTTAATCCAATTTTTTTCATCTTTGATATCATCACCTTTATCTAACTCGCAAACCATAGCATAGTAAGTATCGTTTTCTACAGGACTATTAGGATCTAATAATTTAGAAACATATTCATACTCTGTAGCGTAACATGGGCTATTTAAATTGAATCCAGCAGTTGTAATAATAACGATTAATGGCTGGCTTCTTGCACCTTGTCCAGATTGAATAACTTCTAAAATCTCATCTGTAGGATGTGCGTGATACTCATCCATTGCCCCTACTTGAGGGTTAAATCCATCTGCAGTCTTTCCAGAATCTCTGGATAAAGCCATAATATAGCTATTACTTCGTTCATGTTCTATCAAGCTTCTAGTAATCTTAAACTTATTTCTAACTTCACTACCTTGTAATTGTGCTTTTATTTCTTTAAAAACAATATTCGCTTGATCTCTTTTAGTAGCTCCAATATAAGCTTCACTTGAAGATTCCCCAAAGGCAGATATCTCATAAGATAAACAACAAGAAACATCTTGAGACTTAGCGTTTTTCCTTGCTACTTGATAATAAAATTTTCTAAATCTTCTTAAGCCAGTTTCTATATGAATCCATCCATAAATATTTGACCAGTTAAAAATTTGAATAGGTGCAGGATCTATATTCTTACCTGCCAATTTACCTTTAGTATGTTTAAATAACGACATCCACTCTAGAAATCTCATAGCTTTATCTTCATCAAAAATAAAAGGAAACTCTTTAGTTCCCTCTCTTTCTAAATCTTTAAGAAATCTCATGCATGCCCATTTCTCTTTTTCACAAACTAAACGCTCACCGTTAACAGCTTCTTCTGCCCATTGTTTCATTGCATTTTTTAACATTAGATATTACCAAACCTTTCATGAACAGAATCTTTTGGCAATTCTTCGTATGCTTTATCCATAGCGATTTTAGCACGAGCTACTGGAGTTAATCCAATTTCAGATTGAAGTGAACGTAAGATATTAAATAAATCTTTCTGCCTAATTAATAGAGGATGTTGGCCCATAGAATAATCTACTGTCCTTTCATTCTCAACTGTTTTAGAACCACGTTTTAAAACTCTCTCCGTTTCCTTTGTGTAACCTTTGTCTGTGATTAATCCATCTTCTTGAATAATTCTACTGCATTCCACATACTTCTCATAAGTATCACAATAAACAGCTAGAACATGAACATCTAGATTATTTAAAAGATCTATAGAATCTGTTTGACTGACAATATATCTAAATTCTTTCTTCGCTAAATCTCCGAGCCACTTCGGAGGCTTCAATTTATCTTTTGATAATTTTAGCTTATTTTCTTCTATTTTTCGTGCCTCTATTTTCTCTTTTGATAACCTCTGTCTATTACCTCCTAAAAGCTTTAATGACATAGGTTCAGCTTTCCTTGCCAAAGTATCACCACCTTCCTAAAAAAATCTCAATTGGAAAAAATAATTAAACGCATTTTGCGTGCAAAAAAGAGACGCCCGCTCGTAAGCAAAAATTATTTTTCAAATTTTTTCAGGGGGGTATCCCTGGGAAATATTTCCCAAAAGGCTTGATAAAATCCTATTTGTAATGCTCTATCTTGTTATGGCAGTTACGACACACCGACTCAAGGTTGCTCATCTCTAGCCTCTTGCTCCAGTCCGTCCTTACTTCCACCTTGTGATGCACTAGGTTAGCAGTGCCACCACACATCACACAAGTAAAGCAATCTCTTTTAAGTACTTCCTGCCTTGTCTCCCTCCACTCCTTCGAGCGATAAAACTTCATTGCATCATCATTTTTTCTTTGTTCATTGTAATATTTACTTTGTGTTTGTTTATGTCTATCACAATATGCACCACGTTTAATAAGTGTTCTGCAATTGTGATGCTTACATTCTTTCATAACTATCTGTTCTTTCTTAAGTTATTTCCAAAATAAAAAGAGATAGCTATTAAACTATCTCTTAATATTCATATACGATATATGCTCGTATTAATAATTATGTAGTATTGGATACTAATATTATAGCATAGACAAACCCGACATTTCCGACAACTTTTATTCCACTTTAGAATATCCTTATTTAAGATTAACGTTAGCTTCTTCTTATCTTCTATAGCTTGTTACACTACTGCCTTAACGTTCATTATACTGTACATTGATTGCTATACTTCTTATCTATATACCTCTTGTAAATCTATTTACTTACTCATCTAATTTAAATATTATTTTCTTTTTGAATTTTATTTCTTCTAAATTTTTCTCTAATTTATTTTTCCAGATTTTTTATATTTTATATTTTCAAATAAAAAAAGATTTAAGCTCTTTCTCTTAAATCTTTATCGTTCATAATATTATATAATTTATCTTTAAAGCTTTGTATTCTTCTTTCTACTGTTCTGGTATGATAACATACTTCTTCTGCTACTTCATCTATTGTTAGATTGTAAGTATACTTAAACTTAAGTATCTTTCTATCTCTAACATCTACTAATTGATCTTCAAATTTCTCAATACATTTCAATGCATAACTATCTTTTTCGAAATCATAATCAGAAAGTTTATTAACTAAATTATTCTCATTAGCATTTGTGAAAGTATTGTTACTAGTTTTGTTATCATCTATACTACTTAACCTATCTCTTAAATATATATTCAACTGTCTTTTAATCTTGTGTCTTGCTTCTAAATAATAATCTACATCGTTTCTTGTATAGTTAAACTCTCTCATCTAATCTCCTTTGCTGTGTTGATAGAGCTGGATATCAACACTATTACTTTTACTTTTGAAGGACACTTAATGTTATTTTTTAAAGTCATCTCTCACCTAGATAACCACACATCAAAAACATTTCCAGCTCAATGTTTATTATATCTTTTTTTGTTGATAGATTAAATAGTTCATTACACTAAATTTTCACCAAATAAACTTTTATAATGACTATCTAATAAGATTGCCATGGTTGACACATCTTCATTTAAATCAAATAAATATTTTCTATTTTCATATACCTTGTCATCTATCCAGTATACCAATACTACATTATTTTTCTCTAGTAACAATGTTTTTTGATCATAGTTAATTGAGTATCCATAATTATAGTAGTTGCTTAATCTTCTAGCTAATGCATGAATAATATTCCTATATTTATCTTTTACTATCTTTTTATTTTGTTTAGTAGCTGTATCATATTTAGAAATAACACAATCTTCTAGTGATATCCCTAGAATCTTTTCTAGTCTTCTAAAATAAATAGTTTTTATATAATTTCCTCTACTCTTATTCAGTATTCTTCTAGCTAATAAGGTATTAAACTTTGTTGCCCCTTTTGTTCTAGTTTCTTTTATTTTAAGCTCAATCGCATCTTCCAGTTTCTTATCAACTCTTAATAACTCATTAATTTCACATCTTTTTTTTAGATAACAAAAGATATGTTTTTCTAAATCAAAGCTAATCAAATCCTTAAGTTCTTCTGCATCTTCTATTGACATTACACAATCATTTTTTTTCAATTGCTTATAGATATAACAAAATGTTCTATTCTCTTCTTCTGTGAATTTACTAGTGGATTCTATATCTAATTCTTTTATTATTGATTCATAAAATCTTATATATCTATACACTCGTTTTTCTCCTGTCCTATTCCATTTTTCATTTTAAATAGATCTACTTCTTCTTCAATGTTAGTAAGCAATACTAATTCTTCTTCAATATCTGTTTCATTTTTTACATCTGATCTCTTAACATATTCTTGTAATGCATGTTTTATAATTTGTGCATCTTTATATTTTAAAGCTAAATATATTCTGTTGGTCATTCTACCTCTCCTTAATCATCCATGAATTTTTTTGTTATATAAACAACACCGAAAATTGATGCAATTAAAACTAAAGTCATATTATCTCCTATTTCAATCACCATTAGCAAAGCACCTCTTTAATTTCCTCTCCGAATTCTTTGATGAATTGTTCTGCTATTTTTTCTGATTTGAAATAAGGTAGTTTAGAGAACAAGTTAAGCACATAGTAAGAATCAAATTCTAAATTTCCCAAACTATTATCATATTCAACAGAATATTTTTCCCCACTTTCATCCCAATTAGGTGTCCATCCTTCATTGTATTTCTTCGCCCAATCCTTCGCCCTGTTTATTAAAATACGTTCCTTATCGAATTGTTCAGCTTCTTCTTTAGTTTTGAAAGCTAAACCACGTTTAAAAATACCCTTTTGCACTTCATCTGAGTAACTTATTAAACTTTCTATAAGTCCATCTGCATCAACATAATAGTAATTCTCTATATCCTCTGGCACTTCCACTTCATAAGATTTTTTATTCGCATTACTTTCCAAGAACTTAATTCTTAAGCTATTAATTTTATCTTCTATTTGTTCTTCTAATAGTTTTATTTCTCGCTCAAATTCTTCGTTAGTCATTTTTAGTCCTCCACTCTAAACATAGTACAATTCATATCTTCACCATGTTTATCAGCTATATACCAATCATAATCCATTCTATTCTTATTATCTTTAATAAGTTGATCTTTAATTTTTTTTATTGTTTCATCATTTTCCTTGTTTAATCCACTTAAAATATCTAGTTTCCTAGATAAATTACGTTGCATTAGGGTATTGCCATAATGTGCTCGATAATCTCTCATAGCATCAATAAGAATTATTAGTTCGCATTCTTTTAAAACTAAACCTAATTTTACATTTTTCATTTTTATTCCTCCTCAATTCTCTTATAAGCGATATGTTCAACTTCATTCATATCAATTTCATTATCTCCAACAGTACATAAATCACTTGAAAATAAATCTTCTTTTTCTTCCGTGAACATTTTATAAACTTCAGTTAATTCTTCTTCTGTTACCTCTGCTTCTACTATTTCACCATTGTGAAGGTATAAACGTAATATGATTTTGTCGTGTTCACTCATTTCTAGTCCTCCTAATCGTCTAATTCTCCATTGTATTGTGGTATTTCCATCCAGTAAATAACATCATTATCAGTGTTTTCAAAACCTAATCCGTTATCGAATTCTATCCACGTATCAGTATATGTATCAATAAACTTCCCAGAAGACAAAGGGTAAGTGACCAGTACTTCTTCACCATTATCAGGTATATTACCATCCCATATTTCTTCAGAATCCCCTTTATAATATTCTTTTTCTTCTCCAGTCATTTTTCTTAAATAGACTTTATGCCATTTCATCACTATTCCTCCTAATCGTTATATAAAACAATATCACTTGAATGTCCTAAATATTGTTTTCCGTTCTTTAATTTAACTTTTACAGTATCTTTATTATCATATGTAGTCCATTCTTCTACTTCTCCAGTAACTATTTCATTGTTAGGGAGCTTAATTACTACTTTTTTAAAATTATAATCTGCTTGCCATAAATCTTTATTACTATTTATAGCTTTATATCCTTTAACCACTCCAAAAACTATAGCAGCAGCAAATAATAATATACCTATAATAGCTAATATATCCTCTATATCTATCCTAAATCTTCTCATTATCTAACCTCCAGCAATTCTTTGTTTTCGTAAATATTACCTATCACTGAATAATCATCCTCCATGCTAGATAATCTGCAATAATACTTTCCGTTTTTTTCTAGATAATAAAATTCTTCTTCTGTTTTTTTACTTACCACATATTTTAAGTTGTTGTGCACTACTATATCTCCTGTAAAAATATAATTACCACTCTTATCTTTATATCCTGTATTGTAAATAAAAATCACTTCATCATAGTAGAAAAATAGATCAACATAATAATTTTCATCATAAACTGCAATTCCTTTAATATCGAATCTAATAAATTCTACTTCAAATACTTTTTCTAAATTTTTAACATACACTTTTGGCTGTTTCATTTTAAACCTCCTTATAATGATATTTAATACTAGCAATGTAACTCGTAGCACGTAAATAGTTTGCCTCTTTCTTTTTCTCGTCTGACATTTTCGGTAATTCTAATGGTGTAAAATTTGAATAATTTGAAATCGCTACAAAAACATCCATTAAGAAATAATACACCTCGTCGAGTGAATAGA